TTATTTGCGTTCAAAGACTCGTCCAAGGAACCAAAAGTTCAGAACACCAGCCCATAGCGCTTGATCAGCCTCGGTCCAACTCTGCTTTACTACCACTACCCATTCGCCGCCATTTTGCAAAGCTGAAACGAAAATTGCAGCTTTAGCAGCGCAATATAGAGCCATGAACCAGTAGGTGATGATAGGTCGTACGCTACTGGAAAGTGCATCGGTCCATCTGACACCTGTAATCGTGCCTTGCGTGGTTACAGCAGTATTCAGTGTGTTAATGGCTGCAGCATGTTCCGTTGTCTCTGCTTCGATTTGTATCTCGTTGGCTTTTGTCGCCGATTTTAACCGTTCCAGTTCAAGAGTTTTGTCTCGTATAGCGAGTTCGTGAATTCTTTCGCCTTTGCGATCGATCCATTTGATGATTTCTGGTGTGAGGCGGAATGCACCGCCCATCAGCCCTCCAAGCAGTGTTTCAATCATTGCGTGCCTCCCATGATTTTAAGCTTGATGGCAATGCCGACTATCAGTGCAGCCAGTAGGCCAGTCGTCAGTACTTTGATGGCTGTCTGCCATACGGTTCGTCTTGCGTCGCGCCAGGCATCTAAAAGGTCGCGTAGCTCCCGGATGTCTCTGGCGGCATGGCCGTTTTCAAGACCCAGATGCGCCAGGCAGCGTTCGGCGCCCCGTTCGGCTGCCTTTGTTAGTAGGTCATCAAGATCCTCTGGACGAAGGCTAAGCTTTTCAGAACTGTCAGTTTCTGATTTTGCACCTCTGTTGATTGGGCTTTTGTCCATATGCTCTCCTTGTTAGACGTGTTTGGCGCGCATTAAAGATCAGCTTTATGCACTGCTGGGTGTTCCACAACGCAGGCGATTTCAACTTGTTCACCTCTTGGTCTAATGGCCATAACTCGTGCCAGGTAGTTCACAGGTGATGTTGATTCACTATCTTGATTCGCTGGCATGTCGTGGCTGATGGAGATCAAATCGCCAAAGGTTGGAATGAGTCCTTCCATCTCGGTTTGGAAATTGATCAATCGGCGTCGGTAGCGATTTGCAGCAGCAATGTATTTACCTTCGCGCTCTGCTTGTAACTGATTGGTACAACCAAAGAGGTTTACGGTTGCTGGGTTTGTTTCGAGGGAACCAGGCAATGAAACGGTGACTTCGTCGGGTTTCCAGGTAGTCGGGTTGAAGAGTTCGACAGTTACTGCATCAGCAGTCTCTTCGCCCGGCATAACGTACTGCAGTTTGAAACTGCCTTGGACTATGTTTTCTGTAGTGAATTGAACGACGGGTAGTGATTTTTCCTCGTCACGAACGAGGCGAATAACCCCACTTTGCATATACGGAACGGCACGGCCGCAACGAGCTATTCTTGTTAGTGCATCCCATACGGTAATTTTTTGGTCAAATACCGCATCGAAGGAATCACCTCGGCTACTCCAGGTTTGATCAAGCTGATAAAGGTTCTTCAGATCAATTCTGCTTTCAGTCAGATTAGCTCCGTAATTTGCCGTTATGGCATCCGCAAATGCCCATGCGATGGAGCGCGTAGCAGTTGGATTCGACCAGCCAGCGTTTGGGCTCCAAACTGGCAAGCGGCGTGTAACGATGCAGTTCACTAGACGGGAAGAGCGCATTGAGAGGTTGTCTGTGGCGCGCATCTTAACGGCCAAGTAGGTGATGCCATCGGGCAGACTTGGGTTGGTCAGGTAACCCCTTAGTTCGCCCCAGCGTAACTCATGTCCAGCCCGTGCCCGAGTATCTTTATTGTCGGATCTCACTACTTTGACTTCATAACGTCCCGATGTAGCGGGGTAGCTGTAACTTCGGCGTATTGCATCTGGGCTTGCTGCGGTTATTGATTCGGATCCAAGGGTTTGCCAAGTTGAAACTGACTGGCCGAGATCGTCGATCTTTCTGGCCTCTACTTGCCATGAAACAGTTTTGCTATCTTGCCCACCGCTGTCGTTGGCATAGAAGAGACCTCTGGGTAAGAGTATGTCGATTCCAATGCTGTTGATGGATGTTTCAGGTGGGTTAGCTATAAATGGGCCGACTAATTCTGCTCGCGTATTTTCAGGATCATTGATAGCCAATAGCTCTTGGCCCGCCACTTCAGGTGCTGTGACAACATCGTGGTTAAACAGGTTGTTTTGCCCACCTGGTGCGATAACTTGTACCTGGACTTCGGAAAATGACTGAATCGGGGTGTCTTCAATACGAATCGTTTCAACGTCGTATTCACCTTGGCCAATGACTAGCAGTTGGTGCAAGTACTGTTCGTTATCGACATATTCTGTATAGGGGGTTGCGCCAAGATCGGGATAGACGAGGTGTCGACCATAGATCACCGGTACTGGTTGCAGTAATCGCGCGAAGTTGCCTTGTGACTGTAGGGAATAGGTTGGACTGGGTGCAATGCCATTTTGCGCAGAGGGTACACTGGGGTTTGGGAGCGGGACAAGTGCATTGACCAGATAAGAACCGACCACGCTGACGCCCGCCGCCATTAAGCCGAATCCAACAGTGCCCATCGCAGCTTGAGCAGCAGCAATCCCTGCTGCCGTAGTGCCGTAACCCATAATTCCAGCCGCGGCATAGGGAGCGAGTACCATGACGGCAATGGATAAGACGACTCTTAACGGATTGCTGCCCCCACCACCTCCGCCACCGGGCAGACTAACAAACACCGCGATATCGTTTTCAGTTAACTGGTATGTGGGCCATTCACTGCGCATCAACGGCTTTCCGTTGATCAGGCATACCGTGGGTAGTGGAAACTCCTTCAGCTCCTGTGCCTCGATCCAATCGGCTACAGTGCTGTCTGGCTCAACGGTATGGATATCTTTATCCGCTGGTTGGAATGGGTTACGAGGCCAAACGACAATCGGGTTGGATTTTGTCTCATTAGGTTTAAGCTTCATCCAGCTTCTCTCGGCTTTCTTCGGGCTGAAATCTGTAATTGCCTTCGATGCGCCAACCATGCGCCTCCAGCGCTGCTAGCGTTTGATACACCACGCCTGCGTGCTGAACCGCATGAAGCACTCCACCGCCATCGATATCTAGCCAAACGCCAATATGTACTGGGTAGCGTGATTGCCGCATCAATATGGCGTCGCCCTCCGTAGGCTGTTTTACCTTCTGCCAACGTTGCCTTTCTGGATGATGGCTAAAAGCGTTTAGTACCTTTTTGATGTTTGAAGCATCGACTGGGATCTCAGGTAATTCGCGATTGAACTGGGTGCGCTGCACTTCTAAGAAGAGTCCCCAGCAGTCATAGGCTTCAGAGCCGCGAGCCCCCGCAATCCAAGGGCGGCCTATCAGGTTACGGATGTCGTTAGCATCCACCTGAGTGCTCATCGCGTTAACCCCGGAAACTCTTTAGCTGTATAGGTTCGGCTAGGGAATGCCTTATTGCCGATATCCATCATGCGTGCTCTTGCTGTAACCCGTTGCACATCGGCCTCCACTTCAGACAGTATCAAGGTGATCGGTGGATCCATCTGGGGACCTTCGAGGTCATTGGACAGGTAGGGCCGATAGGTGATTTCAATGACAGACTGTGACTCTGCCGCCACATCCAGATATCGAACAATTTCTCGGCTGACGTTATCCAGGGTGACAACGATTTCAGGAACTGGAGTGGTATCGACAGCAGGGAGGTCTAGATCAAATCCCATGGCCACAAAGTTCACAATCGCTCCAGCATCCATCGGGGCGTCTGCTTCCAAACGGGCCTGAAGATCTATCTGGTCTCGTACTACGCGGATTGCGGTTGGATTACCGTTTTCATCCCGAAAGTTAGGGTGGCGTATCTCCAGAGTGTGCAGAATGATCGCGTCAGTCGGAGCCTGGGCATAGGCCTCTTGAATTGCCTCTGATAGCGCTGGATCAGGCATTAACAGTCTCCTCAGGGCGTAATTGAGCGAAGGGTGACAGGGGATGGCTTGTCTTCATTTGACCAAGCTCTACAGGAATCAATAAAGATGCTCATTCTGGTTAGTTCATCTTTATCACCAGATCGCAGGATGTTTAACTGCTTCCATTCTGGATAATGATGGGTGATGTGACTGGCACATAGGCGTCGAGCTTCATTTGGCCTGGCCTCAAAGCGAACCGTATCAATCGGTATTTCACTTATTTTTAGTATTTCTTCGGCCTCGGTTTGGTTAATGAAATCTCCAAAGAAATCGTTTTCGATAAATACTTTCATCTTTCACTCCTTATTCAAGAACAATGCCCGGCGAGGCGCCCGCTGGAATGTAGGCGTATGGAAGGGCTAGGTATGCTTCAATTGGTTCATCGCGTCGAAAGCCCAGGCAGAAGTTTGATGACATTGGTCTAGTAACCTGGGATGTACCTCGAGTAAAAGCTAGCTTTAGCCATCCTTGAGGCGCGGCATCTGTTTGGTTTTTTGTAACGGTATAACCACGTGGTGATCCTTGATAGCCACTATCCGTACCGAAACCGGCAGATGTTCCTTGAACAATCTTTAAATACCCCCTGAAACCAATTTGATTGGTGCTGGCTAATCGTGCCATGGGGAAATACACGGTGGTCCATGATCTTGTGTCACTTGGTGAAGCTGTGATTTTCAGAATGTGTCCGGTGCCAATACCGTTCCATCCATCGGCAAGTCCACCTCGTGAGATTCGAGGTCCTTTGTTGTACCTTCCAAACCAATAAGGGGTTGATTGGGTTGCTAGGGTAATATCATCCACTGCTGTTGAAGGTTTATTCTCGACATAGGGTCCTTCAAATGCATGTGTATAGGGGTGAACAGCCTCAATTTGGACACCGGAGTACCCAAATCCTAAGGGCAGCGCCTCCTCTAGCTCTATCATAAAACTATTGCTTATTAAGTTCGGAGGCAGTGGATACTCTCCTCTTGCGTTCGAAACATAATTCGTCACCTTCGAGTCCAAGGAGCTGATGGCGTCGTTGGTTTGAGTCTGGTTTTGAGTGATCGCGTTCTCGAGGGCTGCATCTATCGCATCAATTTCACTTCGAACAGTTTGATTAAGTGCCGAGGCTGCTGCCACAGCATTTTGTAGATCTGTTTCTACGGTCATGATTGGGTCCTCATTGGGGAATTAATTAGCGAAGGGATAGTTAGAGAAGCTTTTCGATATCGCTGTCTGTGGCCGTGCCAGCAACGACTTCTTTCAATACTTCCTTGATGGTGTTTTTGAAGTTGTTCAGCTGGATGTTGGAGTAAGTAAATTCATGCCACGCAGGGGCAATCGCGTAACGAAATCGGAAGGTATTTGAAAGCAGCGCGTTATTGGCATCACGGTAGTCAGCGGCATTGCCACGGGTAATGGTGATGCCGGAGTTGTCGGCTGGGTAGGCATTACCGTCTTGGGCTTTAATCCAAACGCCACCTGAGGTTGTATCGGCGGGGTCTGAAACGCCGGCAGAGAAGAACTTCGGTGGCATTAGATTCCACCACAACCGAGTGTAAGCAGCATTCCAGGGGCTCGCTTGTGTGCCGGCACCAGTACCTTGGCTGCCATTACCATCAATTGTGATTAGATCCCAGGGATTCCAGACTTCTAGGGGTGATCGGACGATCAGCTCTAGTGGAATCATGTAGCTGTAACCTTCAACCACATTCGGTTTTGTGGTGCGTGCTACATACAGGGTTGGGTCATTGAAGCCACGCCGCGCAACTGTTCGGCCTGCTGCGTCGCTGCTGCCGATTTTGTAGGTGCGGTTATATTTTGCGAGGTTTGCCTGAGCACTGCCGACGACGTTATAGGTTGTGAAGGTGGTGCCATATGAGTTGATGGCTTCTGGGATATACGCTCCCTCGCCATCAAGCCCCCAAATTTGAGTACAGAGTGCATCCATACTCTCTTGATCTAGTGTGAAGCGCGCAAGCCCGGACAGCGCTAGTTCAACCCAACCGGCGTTAGCGTTACTCCGTTCACGAAGGCGGTTTAGGGCTTCAGAATCTTTCACCAGTTTAAAGCGGTTTGTGTCATCAATAATATGGCGTACCGCTTTATCCAGATCGAACGGGAAACGGTCTTGTACGCTCTGAATATCCATTGGGTGCTGATGGGGTGAGGTCCCAATAATCCAATTGATTGTGCCACCGTAACTACCGTCCGCTTTTCGGTAACTAGTAATGCTAGGAGGTGTGCTTGCAACCGCTACGAAGGTATCCGCTTCGGATCCTTCTGCTCTAGCCCCCAGCGAACTGCCGACTAAACTGGTTCCATTCCAACGGATTTCTCGAAGATGGGAGTGCGATTCAGCATCTGGAGATGCAGGGGATTTCCCATAACTGGTTTCAACGTAAAGCGTGCCGCCGCTGAGCAGGCTATTCATTTCAACGGCGGTTAGCGGAACATCTAGCGCGTGACCGTGGGTACCCCCAAAGCTGGAAGCGACAACCCCAAATGAGATAGCAGGCGTTTGGTCGCCGGCGGTGTAACTGGTTTTAGTAACACGATCGGCCAGTTTGCCTACTGAACGGGCGCGCAATCGGTAATTGACGTAGGCATATTCTGGCACGCCATTCTCATCAACCAGTGTGATGACACCACTTCTGAAAGAGCCGTTTTCGGGTAGATCCTTGGCTCCGGAGAAGTTTAGTTTCTCTGCGAAGTTGAGTAGGTCGCGCAGCTTATTGGCGTTCTCCTGATGGCGGAATGACTGGATTGTCGTATTCAGTTCGCCCGATACAGGCAGTTTCTCAAGCCACACTTCCAAATAAAGAAGGTCCAGTCGGGTATCTTCAAGCGAATCAGTAAATAGATTGCGCATGTATCTAGCTTGAGTGTCACCAGCGGTATCGATACTGACGGATCCATCTCCGTTGAGCGAAATACCCGTTGGCTTTGCCAGCACCGATGCTGGTACTTCCGGAGCACTGAGAATAGCCCCATCCTGATCAATCAGTGTCGGATCGTTATGTGTGGTGCGCACGTAGTAGCCGTTGACGATGGCGCATAGTTCGCCCAACCCCACCATGCGGTAGTAGTTTGGGTGGTTATGCTGAAACTGTGCCGTGGAGGTGACTGTGAAAGGCCGGTGTAATGCTTGGAAGCCATCATCTATCGAATAGTTACGAGTGCTGTATAGCCCCGATCCACCCATGCCTCGCAAAATCTCTGCGGTGTAGGCTGACTCAAAGCCATCGACGAGAAAATCTTGCTCGATCAGCCCTTTATAGACAGGGGGTATGCCTGGCTCAATTGAGTCTATCGATTGATTAAGCCGAGCTACTTCACTGTCGACATGAGCCGTCAGTTCGGAAAGTTGGTTGCTGTTTTGGACAACTTGAGTGCTGACTTCTCGATCTTCAAAAAAGTCCTGAAGATTCTCATGAGTTGCCTGTATCAGCGCCTCAGCCACTATGGAGTTGTGCTCCAGAAGCGGCAAATAGTCATAATCAATTTTGCCATCCAGCCCTGCTACTGGAACTTTACCCGGCGCAGATTCAAACGAACCATCATTGCTGGTGACCACGGCAACGGCTTCATCACGATAGGTGAAGGTGGTGTCACGTGCTAGTTCTGTCTCTTCCAAGGCTGTCGCGGCAAGCTGAGCACTCTCGTTTGAGGCGGTAGCGCTTTGCGCTGAAGATTGTGCGCTAGCAGCCGCGTCATCGACTTTCTCATCTAAGGTGCTTTTGCGCACATTAACGTTAGTCAGTAACTCGGTGGTCGCTTCTGTGAGCGCTGCCACTTCAGCCATTAATGGACTATTACTGGTATCAGCCATATCGGCTCCTTTTTAATCAGGTGAAGGCGTGGTGATCAACCACGACTGCTTGGGTACGAATCAGTTGGGAAGCCATGCGGGCATAGGGAGAGATCACCAGGGTATCGGCTAACTCCACATAGTCAGCACACGCGCTTTCTGCCTGGGTTGATGCGCTTTCACTTGCAAGGGCTGCAACTGCAGATTCCCGCGCAGCGTCTGCTTGTTTGCTTGCCGTCAGTGAGGAGGATGCTGCCTTCTCCGCGGAGGTTTGAGCACCTGCTGCGCTGGTATTAGCCTGTGTTTCAGATGTTCGGGCGGCCTTTGCAGATGCGTCGGCCCCATTGGCAAAGCTCTCTGCCAGTGTTGCACTGCTTTGTGCGTCTGTCGCTTCATTTGATGCGGTGGCTGCGCTGGAACTGGCTGCATCTGCCGAATTGGCCGCTTCAGTAGCCAACGTACTCGTATTGGCTTCAGAAGTAGCGGCATTGTTTGCACTGGTTGCAGCCGCTTTGGCGGAGCTGCTTGCTGCTGTTGCTGACTTTGCTGCACTCGTGGCGCTGGACGCTGAAGCACTGGCAGAGTCCGCGGCGTTATCTTCAGACGTGTTGGCTTCCTTCGCAGATGTAGACGCTTCGGATGCTTTTTCTGCTGCTGTTTCTGCCGATGTTGAAGCATCGGCTACGGCTTTAGTTGCATGTGATAGTAGGCTCTCTGCACCGGTATTAATCTCTGCATCTTTATCTGCAATAAGCTTGGCTGGTGAACGGACGTTACCACCTTCGGTGCTAATGACCTTTTGGCTGTCACCATGCGCCCAGTCGTGAACCAGGTTTGAGTCAGTTTCTAACTGGGAAACAGAGCTGTCTAAGCGGTCTTTGAGAGACATAATCGATCCTTAAAATTTAAGTTCAGGCATCCGTTCGTGAAGCCACTTGTGAAGTCGATCGGCTAGCTGCATAGCGGGATCGCCATAGACGGAGGCTACGGCGAGCTCGTCTTCGGTGAGTCTTTGTAAGTCTCGGATCTCCATGCGAGCGCTGACTCGCCATCGTTTCGCGGGGAGAAGTTCTGCCTGCCAGGGGCCAAGAAAGCGAGCTTCAACCGCTTGGATATCCAATGGCACGGCGAGTGGCATCACAAACCACTGCTCCCCCATGCGAGTGTTCTGTGCCCACCAGGCATCAAATATGGCGAGCCCATCCTGGGTAAATCGCCATTCAGCGGTCACTTGATAGTGAACCGTGAGTGACCGCAGGCGATGACGTGCTGCACCGGTTTCCATCTCGGTGCGCAGCAAACTTGGTCTGGGTGATAGGCTATAACCCTCCACCAGCGGTGGTGGGAGTGTTTCAGGCCAGAGCGATAGATTGTTCACGGTGGTCATCGCACCGCTCCATACGCTGGGTTTAATCCGTACCGGCGCTCCAGGGTTGGTGCAATGCCGGTTCCTTGGCTAATGGCTCTCGCCATCCGCCCTTCAATTTGTTCGATGAACACGTCAAGTCGCAGCCCACCATCTGGCTGTTGATGTTGCTGAACGCGCGTATCAACACCGCTGGCTTTGTTGATGACATTGACTTCAACGTTGACAGGAGCAGAGCTGCGCTGATCCTTTAGAGCGCGGATTTGGCCGGGCGTAAAGACGGTTTCGCCGCGTTTAGCGATGATCGGAACTTCGTCGCCTATGACTCCACCGCTATGAAACTTAGGCGCCCCAGCGAAAACTGATGGGCTCACCTGCCGTGACTGCAGGCCGTCAACGCCAATCACTCCACCGGTATGCGCTGCGCCAAAAAATGAACCAAAGTTGATACTGCCTAGCGCATTGGCGATTGGCTGAGTAATGCTCTGGCGAATCTGAATACGAAGTAGGTCGGCGATAATAGAGTCCGCAAAGGACTTAAAATCAAACTTGCCGGTAGTTACAAACGAGACCAGCGCATCTTCCATCCCTTTGAAGGCGTTGCGCACCAGTCGCTCGGTTTGTGAGGCCATATCTTCAGCTTCGTCCAAGACGGCCTTGAACCCGCGGGTTAACCCATCCTCCCAAAGGCGTGAGCTTTCGAGATCTTTGGCACGGGCCTCTGCCAGCATGTTTTGGTAGATAGCCTCAACCTGAGCGGCAAAGCTGGCATAACCTTCGCGCGTTGCATCCAGTCCTGCCAGCGCTTCATTGCGCCACTGATTGGCTTTGGCACGTGCTTGGTCGGTTTCAGAACCAAGGCCCAGGTATGCGCGAGTGATTTCCTCTATCGCTTCTCGATGGTTTTTGTCCCGATCGATGGCCGATTGATCTTGTCGTTCGAGTATCGCTTTTGAGGCGATCAGATCACGAATTTGTTGAGCTAATGCAGCTTCGGCAGAGGTTAGGTTTTGTGTTTGATCCAATCCTAAGCGGCGAAGCGCTTGCTCCTGTTCGGTTTGCAACATGGCCTGATTAACAGCTGTTTCACTCTCTGAGCGTGCTGTGATCAGTCGTCGTAATGCTGTCTCCTCGGCTTGCAGATCAGCAATAGCTGCCTGAATACGTTCAGAGCGCTTAGTATCGATAGGCGCTGAGGGTGGCGAAGCCGGTGCTAACGAATCTTCAGGTTGCCCTGTCTCGTTCGAAGAGGTACTTGAGCCGTTTCTAATACGATCAATCTGTTCGCGTGCATGTGAAGCGGCTAACTCGGCCGCTTTCAGGGCGTCGATTTGATCGGATATCGCTCGCGCAGTCGCAGTAAATTCGGGATGGTCTTGTGCCAACTTCCAGATGGACGCTCGGTACTCATCCACCGAGGTGACACCCATCTGGAACCAGCGGCGCGTCCACTCAAGCTTCTCTTGTAGGTCGGAACCTACTCGCCCCAAACGATCCCAGATGGAGCCGGTCCACCATTCGGTTTTGAGTTGTTCCATCACATCCGCTACGTTGTGCTCGGCGGTGATCAGTTTTTCAGTCCAACGCGCTAAGGCTTCATCGCGCGTTGCGGCGGTTAAATCTTCAATGCTCTCGGCCGCGCGTTTGGCCTGTGCACGTATCTCATCCAACTCCGCTGCATGATCTGAAGCGGCTTGGCGTGCCGCATCTTGGCTGCGAGCCAACTCCCACAGGGCAAAACCAGCCAATACCGCGATACCGGCGGGGCCCCCGACCAGCGCCATTGCGCTACGCAGTCCCACCATCGCTACGGATGCTAAACGTGCTGCGCCTTCAACAACTGCAAGGCGAGTGGCGGCAATCAGTGAGACCTGTGCCATCATTCGAAGGCCGATAATGGCACCGGCATTACCGATGATTGTGGCGTTCATCAGGGTGAGCGCGCCCGCAACGGTACGCGCAATCAGCAGTGCGCCCAACCCTTTGACGGCAACATCGGCATGACGCGCCATAAAGCCCAATGCATCGGCACTGGTGCGAACGACATCGCCAAGCGACTCACCTAGAGCACGCGCAGCTTCATTACCCCGTACGGTGGTTTCGCGCAGATCGACAGCAATATCTTTGAGCGCATCATTCAGACCGCCGGCACCGACTTCACGCGCGAGGCGTGATAGGTTGTCCTGAATGTTGCTAATAATGCCGTTGAGGGTAGCCATCTGCTCGGACATCGCGCCGGCAAATTGCACCTGGCCGATGCGTCGCAAGTAAGACTCAATTGCCTGACTCTCTTTGGCAACGGTGGTACTGACACCCTGAAAGGTAAATGTAACCTGTTCGCCCTGCGTGCGCGCTTTGATGCCGAATTCTTTGAGGCGCTCAAACTCTCCGGTAGCAGCATCGGCAATCGCTTCCACAAACTGCATCAAGCCTTTGCCCATCGCCGAGGCGGTGTTGCCATACGAGCGCAGGGCCGCAGCTGAAGGTTCGAGACCTAGTGACTGAAGACGGATAGTCCTCGCCAGCCACGGTGATCTTACCTGTGCGCAGTGCCTCGGCTGCCATCACCTCTTCACGACGGGTGAGGTTCTCGACCTGATTGGTCAGCGCGCGATTGAGCGCGGCCTCTCGACGGTTCATCGGTGCGAGTGAACCCCCAATGGTCTCACCGATTAGGCGCTTCAGTGGCGCGTTGGGGTCAAAGCGGCGTTTATCTTTGACGTATGCGGGTTTGAAGCTGCGAGTCTCAAAGCCTTCTGCCGATACCACCTTGCCTTCTACCAGTGGCGAGACAAACGGCACCAGACGCGGTTTTGATTTATCAATATCAAAGTGTATCTCTTCACTCTCCTCGGTTTGAATCGAGGGGAAGAAGGTGTCCAGCAAAAAAGAGGCTGGACGCTCCAGTTGCTCCACCACCCGGTTGAGCACGTGCGTTGAAAATATATCCATGGTGGGGACTCCGGATTAAGGTTGGTTGGTTCGAATGAAAAGGGAGCGAGTACGGAAGCTTTCAGTGACGCTTGCGAGCGTATGGCCGCTGCCAAGTGTCAGAGCAAGCGCGTTGAACTCACCTGTCAGAAATAGATGTCCTTCAACATCCAATGTGGCATCGATCGGTTGCGCAAGAATCGCGACCGGTACTTCCGAGCCATCGGTTGCTGTGGTGGTGCTGAGTACATAGGCTCCGGTTGCGGTGATTTGACCCAGTACCGCCCCCTGAGGGAGTGACTGCCCGCCGGTGATGGTTTCGATACGCATAATGCGTGGAAATTCACCGGCAATTAGATTTTCGGGTGTGAATACCCCTTGAGTGGTGACGCCACTGGCGATGCCTTGCAAACTCATAGTGCACCTCCACGTGAGTATCGAGCGATGCGCTGTGCGAGGTTGTCAGCATCATCCGAGGCACTCTCATCTGCCGGTTCTATCGCTGGGTTGTTCATCTGCGCCATGGAGGATTCAAAGCCGCTGGTATGGCTTGCAGGTGAGGTTGATTGTTTGGGAGCTGCGGACATTGCAGCGGTTGCCATATCCACGCTCATATCGGTGGCAAAGGCCAGATGACGGGCCAAGGATTCACGACCTTCAGCCGTGTCAGAGTCTAGAATGGCAGCAATGCGCTCACGCTCTTTCTGACGACCCGCTTCAATTGATTGGGTATGGACGGTACCTGCATTGGCCTGTGTCCACTCCTCGTGAAGCGCCTGAATTAGTTGTGGGTGATCGGCTTTTAAATTACTTAGTGAAAGCGAGGCCTTCGGATCGACTGAACCGCTCGCCTCCGGGGTTGTGCCCGATTGGGGCTGTCGGTTGTGTTGGTCAGGCATGTCGGCCTCCTTTTTGGATAAAGAGTTGGATACTAAAAAGCCCTGCGCAGTGGCAGGGCTGGATTCATAAGTTTGCTGGTTGTTGAGTTCTTGAAGGGTTTGATCGAGCGTACTGATGCTGTCGGCTAAGCCCTGTGCTACGGCTTGAGCCCCGATCAGTAGGTCACCCTGCCCGAATTGTGCTTTGACGGTTGGCGGATCAAGTCCCCGGTGTTTGGCAACCGCGCTAATAAAGATTTCGGCCAGCGCATCGATACGAGATTGCAGTCGAGTGCGGTCTCCTTCGTCTTGAGGATCGAGTCGTTTAAAAGGGCTTTGTGATGAAACGATCTCGAACTGCTCGGCATCGTTTGAACGTTTATAAATACCCACGACACCGATAGAGCCAAGAGAGGCAGTCTCAGAAATCACTATCCGTTTGCAACTTGAGGCGATCCAGTAGGCACCGGAAGCGGCATCGCCTGAGCAGTAGGCGATGATCGGTTTACGCTCACGGGCTTGGTAAATCAGGTTCGCCAGTTCGGCGCAGCCATTGACCTCGCCGCCGGGTGAATCGATATCCAATATGATCGATTGAACAGCTGGATTATCCAGTGCTTGTCCAAGTTCACGGGCAAGCACCTCATAGCTTGTGGCACCACTGATGGCGGTAAACAAATTGGCGTAACGAAACAACGGGCCGGTAACCGGAAGGACAGCCGTTTGCCCATACATCGTAATTTGATGGCTGTGCTCTAACGGGCGGCCTAGTCGTTCTGTGATGGCTTCGATCGAGTCCTGCTCGCGCTTGGCAATCGTGAGCACCGTATCGAGTGAGGGCTCTGTCATTGCCCAGGGTGTTCCGGTGGCGTAGTTCCAAAATCGCATCAGTGAATCTCGTTTAAGTTAAACAGGGGTGTTGGTCTGAGTGTTGGTTTCATCGGGTAAGTGATCTGGTTCGGTATTTAGTTGGCCGTTGCTTGGGTCAGTTCCTGGCTCTGGCATGATCGGTTGAATGGATAGCCCCAATTCGCGCATTTTGCTCTGCTCGCGAGCCCGTTGCTCAAGCACCTCTTCCCAGTCCAATCCTTGAGTTGCACACTCATCTTCCAGCGTGGAAAGTCCCGTCTCTAGGCGAAGCTGCGAGGCCTTGGCCTCTTTGACGGGGTCGATCCAACCACGCCCTGGACCAATCCATTTGCAACGTGTCCAGAGTGCTTTGTTTCCATAAAAGTTGGGTGCTTCAATCAGCCCTTTATTGATCGCTTCCTCTAACCAGAGCTCATACACCGGGCGCGCCCAATAGGTGGCTAACCACTGACGACGGCCCATGAAGTAACGCCAGGCCTCCATAAGTGCAGCGCGCGCTGAGGAGTAGTTGGTTTTCGAGAAGTCCTTCATCAATAGTTCGAACGGGATGTTCAAACCGGTGCCAATATGGCGTAGCACGTTCTCTACAAACTGTCCGTAGCCACTGTTGGGGCGGCTCGGTGTAAATGCAGAGACCTTGTCGCCTGGGAATACCGGAATAATCGCACCGCCTTGCAGGCGAACTTTCCAGTCGCTACGAGCGGCAATGTAAGCCACACCGTGGTTACGCGCTAAATCCCTTGAACGCGAGACAAGGGTACCGAGCTCATCGACGAGGTCGCTGTCAGCGGAGCCTGTTCGAGGCTGCCAACTGGTTAACTCGCGCGCCGTTAATGAGGCGGCTCTGTGGGCCGTGTCTCGCGTATCACGTTGTGCCACGGTTAAAACTCCACAAACAGAGCGCGTCGGCCAATGCCCCGCTCTTGTCGGCGAATATCGAGTTTTAACTGCGCGATGTAGCGCACTAACTCAGACTGATTGGCTGCTGAGTAGGTTATACTGCCGAATCCACCGACGTTAACGCTGGCCTCCTTCTGGCCTGTCAGTAACTGATGCAGAGCCTCTTCGGCTTCGCTCAGGCGTTGTTTTAAAACAGTCAGTTCGGTCATGCGCTCCTCGCGGTTTATAGATACAAGACTCTTGCCTCTGTTGCCGTTCAGATCGCCCACGAGGAACTGGTTGCCGCGCGTCACGCCTCGCGGGAGCAGAGAGCCGAGCACATCTGGTAGTCGTTCAAGCAGACGCTGTTTGATCTCCTGTGTGGTCGGCTTGGATGGCTGGTCCTCAGATGGCTGATCGGCCGCATCGTTGAAATCGAGCCAAACGATATTGCTCATGCCCGGCCTCCCCAGCAACGCTCCTGCCATGCGCAGAATTTGCAGGTGAAGTGACAGGGATCGGCGGCAGCTCTGGGCAACAGCTCATGAGCCTCGCAGGCATTCAAGATTCGCACTGCACGATCCGATGCCTGCTGGGCCAGCTCCGCGTTGAACGGCACCAACTCAAAGTAGAGCTCGGCGGTGTCTTTGTTGATGGCGGTGAAGAGAGCGGGGTGCTCAGAGGTGCCCGGGATATCGGTTTCCATGTATGCCTGATAGATCGCCATTTGGGCGGCGTAGACGGGCTTGGAAATCGTGACTCCTTTCTTGACGGTATCGTTCCAGGATTTGTTGTTGAGGCTTTTGCACTCCCATAGCATCGGAAAAGTCAGCCCCAGCTCTGCTGGCGCGGCTGTAATGACGCCGTCAATATGGCCCTTCAGCCGACCGCCGGCTGCAGTGAAGCCGAATTGACCTCCCGTCGCAGTCTCTGTGAGAAGCGTAAAGCCCGCATCACGCAGCCATTTAATCGCCAGTTCCTCAAAGACATGGCCGGCCTCAAAGATGCGCAGGGTTTTACCTGAGAACTTACGTCCGGTATCGACGGGTGCATTAAGGTATTCGTACTGCAGCGCCCGATCACACGCGACGCCCAACCGTGAGGCACCAAGGTAGTCTCGTGGGGTTTGAGCATTACGATCCTTTGCCAACCCCTCATCGATGAAGGCGGTGATACGCTCGCTCAGGTTGTTAGATGAATTAAAGTCCAACATCGCAACCTCCTAGAACGGCACATCGTCAGGCGTGTTGGCACGCAGATGGGCAAAGTAGCCATCGAGGACGGTTTCGATCAGTTGCAGAATCTGTTCGCGGCTGTAGTCAGCGAGAGGCTTGTCCATACCAATCTTGGCGACGTAATCACCCAGCACTGGAAGGACAGCGGCCACGGCCGCGTTTTCGTTATGAGTAGGGTCAGTCACATGACCTCCTTTAAATCGTTGTTGATGAATCTCTTGGCAGGCCATTGAGCAGAAGCGTTTGAAGGTTCTCTGTTTGTCAGCGCGTCTGGGTGATACCCAACAGAACCCGCGACCTTCACGCCCGCAAATTGCACACAACATCAGGCAGCCTCCTGTGTTTTGGCTGCTGCGAAAATGCGTGTTTGAATGGCTCTTTTGTTAAAGCGGAAAGTGATCAGGCACGATGCCTGATACCGCGTCAGTCCGAAGTCCTGTTGGTATCCAGCTGGCAGGTATTTGAGTTGTTGTTGAGTGACACTTTGGCTCAGCCAGGTGCGAGACTTCAGAGCAGCATCCTCGTTTTCGTGCTCGTTCAACCAGTCATCAGCTGCGGCGATGCCAAGTGTGCGCTCTCCGATCGAGAGCAAGTGCGTTCCCAGCCCTTTTCCGCCACCGACGGCGAACCATTGACCGTTTAGATAAAACACACCTGCCCATGCCGAAAAGCCTGTCGCCATCAGGGCTGTGTCATCGCCAAAGAGATCACACCAGCGGAATGACGAGCGCTTCAGTAGATCGACTTCAGACATCACAAACTCGGTGAGTTCGGTTTTCTCACCATCGTTTGTGCGCTCCCAAACATGACCGCACAGCGCGCACTCCACAGAAGAGAGTGGTACCTCTGCATCGCAGTCTGGACAGGTTTTGGTTGGAGCTTTGCCAGAGCCCTGATGACCGTCGAGCAGAGCCTCTTGTTCGAGCGATCCATGCATGAGGGTACTGGTGCCGAAGTCCAACACAATGCAGTCGGTCTTACTTACACCCGGATACTCTTCAGGATCAACAGTGCGAAGCCCTCGGCCGATCATCTGAATCAGGGTCGACTTGTATGAACTTGGGCGCAGCAATACCACGCAATCGATAGGCGGGTGGTCATACCCCTCGGTGAGGACGCTAACGTTAACGATGACCTGTGCTTGGCCGGTGGCAAACTGCGCAAGCGCAGACTCTCGCTCAGCTTTGGTCAGGGCGCCGTGAACAACCACACTGTTTACATCGTCTTGTCGAAAGGCGTTCGCAACATTATTGGCGTGATCAACCGTGGAGCAGAACACCACCGTTTTGCGTTTGCCTGCATGTGTCTGCCAGTGCTTTACGACCGCTTCGGTAATGACCTTGCGGTTCATAATGGCGTCGACCTCATGCATGTCGAAATCGTCGGCCGAGCGTTTCACCTCTGAGAGTGCGGCTTGGGTGCCAACATCCACCACAAAGGTGCGAGGTGGCACTAAGTGACCGGACTGAATGAGCTCAGCAAGAGTGATTTGATCAGCGACATTACTGAAGACCGGACGCAGTCCTTTGCCGTCTCCACGATTGGGTGTTGCGGTTACCCCGAAGAGCTTCAGGCTTGGATTGAGTTTTTGGGCCTGTTCAATGATGATGCGGTAACTGGGTGCTGCCGCGTGGTGAGCTTCATCGATTACAAGCAGATCTAACGCAGGCATCTGTGCCAGATTGGACTGGCGAGAGAGTGTCTGCACCATCGCAAAGGTGGTTTGTCCCTCCCAAGACTTCTCCCTCGCATCAAAGACAGAGGTCTCGATACCCGGGTTTACTCGACTGAACTTGGAGGCATTCTGCTCGGTGAGTTCGTCACGGTGAGCGAGCACACACACTTTCGCCTGAGTTCCCTGGATCCATCGTCCCGCAACACCCGAGAGCATGATGGTTTTGCCAGCGCCGGTTGGCGCCACTCCCAGAGTGTTGTCATGTTTCTCGAGCGCCGATAGACAGCGTTCAACAAACACTTTTTGACGGGGACGAAGAATCATCAGAGTGCCCTCTTACTGAGCCCAGGCTGGACGACCGCTGGGTGCAGCCGGTTGCTCTTGAACAGGAGCTGCTTGTGAGGCTGGAGCTGAGTAAGCACTTGGAGCTGGGGTCGAAACAGCCGAGCCCATCGCTTCTGCATACCCCTTCTGATCAGGCGTGACAGCTGATTTGATGATGTTTTTCAGCTCACCGTTCTGGTCTTTGTCGACATCGATCTTGGCAACAAACTCGACCCCCTCCAGATCGGCAAAGCCAGAGATGCGACGCATCTGTTGAGCCTTAGGTGATTGATCTCCAGGGTGCAGACCACGCGATGAATTCAGGATGCCTTTGATAAAGCTGCGACCCATGTTGGCCCACTCAGGTCCTTTTGGACTTTCCAGTCCGATAAGGCTCCAGATTTTGCGCTTAGCAAAAGGGCCTTCTGTGACCACAAACTCACAGTTGAGATAGACCGACCCGGTCATCGTGCTTTGCGTGGCAAAGCCACCTGTCCAGCCTTGGCTTGGGTCATCAAGCCCGCCGGGTTTAATCGTCATGCGAACACGTGCGACCGTTCCTTTGGGGATGACGTCATAGGATTGCTGATCATCAGCGTTGTTAAAGTCGTTCCAGAGGCTCATAAGGCATCTCCTGTTTCTGGGTTGATTGGCTCTTGAAGTGTTTTGGGGCTGTCAAAGCGAAGTCGCTCTGGCGCCGGCGCAGCGGGGCTTTTGATCTTGGTCATCAGTCGGCCTAGGTGTGGCTCCTCGATGGTATTCAGGCGACCGCTGCGATCCTTGGCGGGATAGCCCCATTGGTTCAGTGTGTGGTTGATGAAGGCACGGAATGGGTTGCCGTCTTCGTCTTTGAGTTCAGCCATAGCGATGACTTGATCGACGATTCCCGGTAGCTCAAGACCTGTTTTGGAGCCATCGATTTGCGGGGTGAACAGCTTGCGGTTGTAGTCATCGATACGCTCATCGAGTATGCCAACGAACCAGATGTTCTTATTGCGGGTGTGTTGAAGGTGCGTCAGCCAGGCGATCATCTCCTGGCCGTGCAGACCATAGGCACCGCGCATATCGGGCTTACCGCTGCGCTCGCTGAATGCCTGCGGCTGACCTTTACACCACTGAAAACAGAGGCGGCCGGCAACCGTGATTGAGTCGATAAAGATGGTCTCGTAGCGCTCTAGCTCTGCCGGATCACCGAAACGTTCACAGACTGCATCGTAGTGACTCTGGCTGTAGACCTGATCATCCCGAAGAGCTGGGTTGGGACCACCAATGAAGACGGCAAAGTCGCGACACTCTTGCCAAGTTTTGGGGCGAATGCTGTCACCGCTCCAGCCTTCGATAGCTAGATCACCGGCCTCGAGATCAAAGAAGAGGGTGCTTGGTGCATCCAGCGTCCAGAGCAGTGAGGTTTTACCTATGCCACTTTTGCCGAAGATACAGCCTTTGATGCCACGCTTTTCTGCTAGGCGTTGATCCGCCGAGATAATTGGGAGACTCATGGCTGGGCCTCCTCGAGTAGAGACAGGCGGAAGCTTGGTTTACCAGTCTTCAGGGTGCGAGCGCCAGCAAAAGAGGACTTCAGATTGTCTGGCCAGGCGTCGTATTTGCGTTCGGATACTTTGTAACTGATGTCGATGTACTGACCCGGATCTTCACCGCTGGCGGCGATACGCTTTGCGATCTCATTAAGCTTCTTCTGATCCCAAGTGACACGCTTGGGAAGGTCGGCCGAGATACGCACTTCGCCATCGTCGAAATGCACGACGCCCGTGTCTTTGCCGGCAGAAAGACGCTGCTGTTGAGCCTGGGTGTTGTAGCGGTGCTCAAGCACACGATCCACTTGTTCGCACAGTGCTTTGGCCATCGCTAGCTGATCGGCTGCATCATTTTTCAGATGAAACAGGGAATCGCTTGATAGCTCTGCGAGTGTGCTGACCGGTGTGCAGATAATGTCGTTGATTTGTTGAAGGTTCATGCTGCACCTCCTGCGTGAACGCGTTCTGAGGTACTTTTGCGCAGACACTCTGCCTCGTAGGCTTCGAGATCTTCTTCGCGGTAAGCGATGCGACCATGTAGTTTGAGAAAGACTGGGCCGATGCCCAAGGTACGCCACCGTTCGAGGGTGGCCTCGCTGACGCACCAGCGCTCGGCCAGCTGTGTCTGATTGATGTGTTTGATACTCACGTTGCACTCCTGTTGGTTATTGCGAAAACGTGAGGTCAGTTTGGTGGCGGGGATGTAGGGGCGTCAGCCCACGTGATGGGGGGAGAAATGGGGGGAGTGGAGTAAGTCGGTCAAAAGGTAATCGACCAGAAACAAAAAACCGCCCGGAGGCGGTTATTTGATGTCAGTGCGAAGCAAGTTTAGTGATGGGCTACTCCGTGACTTACTGCTTTGAGATCTATATTGAGTGCGCGCAAAACAAGCAGAATGGTTTCAAATCGTGGCTTGGCTCCGGCAGACAATGCTTTGTAGAGACTCTCACGCCCAAGCCCAGTGTCCTTGGCGATCTGTGTCATTCCGCGTGCTTTGGCTACATGACCAATTGCTCGTATCAGTTCATCACTGTCACCATCTTCTAAGACCATAGACAAATATTCCGCGATATCATTTTCATCGCGGAGTTGGGACGCCATATCAAACTCAGGTAGATTGGCTACATTGATTGGTCTGCTCATGTTCTACTCCTCCAGCGACTTTGCCAGTCGCTTGGCTTTGCTAATATCTTTGCTCTGGGTGGATTTATCTCCGCCACCGAGCATTACAATTAAAGTATCACCCTGCTGGATGTAATACATGCGCCAGCCTGGCCCAAAAAATTCACGCATTTCATGGACGTTTTCACCGACAGGCGCAACGTCACCGAGATTACCTCGGCCAGCCCTTTCAACTCGTCGAGCTAAACGGATCCTTGTGCGACTATCTTTTAAGCCGTTTAGCCAGTCATCGAATTCTTTAAGGGTTTTGATGGTAAACATAAAGCAAGTGTATCCGAGTAGATACATTATAGCAAATTTAGGTTATGAATCCCCAAATGCCTTTCTCGTGATTTGTGATGTAATCGCGCCACTGGGAATTACTTTTAAAGAGGTCTTGCATTCGCCTACTGCGCCCCAGGTTTTGTGTGCCGTAAACGCTACCGAGAATTTCAGCGGCGGGAAGTTCCCATTTCCCCTTGTTTGCTTGCTCGACCATATATTTGATGGCGGCGGCTTGCCTCTGCATTGTCAGAGACGATTTACGATCCAGTTCAGGAAATTCTATGGAAATTTGGCTGGTAATAAATTCCTGGCACGTGTGCGGTGGTAGGTGGCGAATGAGCTTAGCAAGGTTTTCTGCGTCGTTCAT